TGATACGCAAGCCACCCTAATTCGTAAATACTGCGCGAAAAACAAAATTTCGCTTACACAATTATTCGATCAACTTTTAACTAATTTTTTTAATCATGCCTGATTCATTTAAAGCCGCCCTTCCTTATCCAATTAAGTTTTCAACAAGTGAAAACGATTATGAAGACCAAGACAAATATCCACAAAAATTTTCTATGTTTATTCCTTGTGAATCTGTTTCCGCCTTTTGTGAAGAAGTTATGAAAATGGTAGACACTAAACAGAAGAAAGGTAAAGTCTGGGATTATTCCAAGAAAGAAGAAGTCGAAGTTGATGGTATTTATATTAACGCAAAAGCCAAAGAAGGCAGATATGGAATTTTTGGAAATATAAATTTAAACTTTATTGAACCAACTGAACAAAAAAAGGTTAGTGAATATGACGATATTCCTTTTTAATTCTTGAACTATTATCGTCTTTTTCTTTTTTAAGACTTATTTTAATTATTTCTGTTTCGAGATCGCCAATCTTTGCAATGCAATTTTTGATGATCTCGTCTTTTTGCCAATTTTGCCGCTGATAGTTTACAGCTATATCAAGCAAGTATTCAAAGTCAGTTATTTCGGCCAACATCCGCGCCTGAATCTCAAGATAAAGTTGATCTTCAAGCGTTTCTGTTATGGTAAGCCAATCATCCCAAG